TCTCGGCTCTGACAGTGCTTTGTATGCCTGTAGTGACGTTTATTGTCTGATTAACAACTACACCTGCACCACCGCCCATCTGGTTATTCGGGATAATGTTGCCGCTAGAGTTAGGAATAAACAACTCAGGGCCGCGCTCACCAACTAAGTATGGGGATTTGCCTTGTACAGGGCCGCCCAATGCTTTAGGTTGCATAGGGCCAACAAAGTCAGCATGGCCTTCTATATTAGATGTTGACTGACCAAACCCTGCGATTGACTTAGTAATAAATCCAAATGCTGCGTCTACAATATACTTCTGCACCAGCATCTTGATTAAGCTATCAACAACACTCTTAGCCATAGACTTAATCGCATCAGCAAAGTTAGCAGCACCTGTAATGCCTGCCGTCAGAGCGTCTGTCAATCCTTCAAGACCCTGCTTTGTTAGGTTCTGTATATTGGTTGTCATGTCAGGAATGCTGTCACTCCATGACTTAAAGCCAAGCTCAATATCATTTAGTGCAGGCACTATGGCTTCTGGTAATGCAACAGCCGTTTCCTCAAAATTTTTAAGTGAGGATATAGCTCCATCAATTTGTTCGATTACACCTGACACCCAATCAACAGGCTTTACGGTTTCAGCCTCTTCAGCGTCTTGAGCCTGCTGATACAGCTTTAGTATTTCTTTGCGTCTTGCCATCAGCCTATCTGTTGTTTTTAGCTGATTTTCAACACTCATAATAGATGAGTTTTTGGTTTTCTCTATTTTTTCATCTAGCTCATCAAGGTCTTTTTTATATTCCTTTGCATCCTTCAAGCCTCTGCCAAAGGTATTTGCAAGCTCGTTCTTGAGTTTTACCGAAGATGCATAAACTTTTATAAAACCATTAGCTAAAGACTGAAAAGCAATTAGCGCAGACTTAACGCCATTTAAAAGGTCTATTGCTAATGATCTAGCAAATGCCTCAATACCGCCCTTAGCCTCAATAGAGCGCTGAAGAAAGCCCGTAAACCTTACTACCATCATTTTTATGGCAGGGGCAAAAGCTGCTACAGTTTGATCAGTAACGCCTTTAAACAAGCTCTTGAGCTTAGTCAGAGAGTCAACTGTATCCTCGACACCTTTAGCCGCAGTGCTTGACATAGTTAGGCCAAGCAACTTAGCCTCGCCCAGCATTTCTTTTAAACCGTCACTGCCTTGGGACAAAGTATTTACAAGGGCTGCACCCTCGGAGTCAAACAGCTTAAAGGCTAGACGTAGCCTGTCAGATTCGCTTTCTACTTTCTCAAATGCATCAGCCAAAACAATCATTCGTTTGTCTAGCGGCATTCTGTTTAATTCTTGAGCGTTTATACCTAGCTCTTTAATGGCACCCTTGGCCTCACCCATGCCCTGCTGCTGCTTCCGCAGTTCTGCGGGTAAACCTTTGCAGGGCCATATCCATCGTTTGAGTAGCCACGCCAGTAAGGTCAGCCGCATATCTTAATGCGCCCAAAGCCTCAGTTGTTGTGCCTATTTTTGCAGCGGTCTTTGCTAAGGAGTCTGTAGCGTTTAGGGATGATCTAACTAACAAACCAAAACCAGCAGCACCAGCAACGCCAACCAGTGCAGTTCTTAGGCTAAACACAGAACCAGCTATTGCCTTCAAGCCTTTAGTTGCAGAGCCAAAACCTTTCTTGGTTTTATCGAATGCCCGTATCGTAATGTTTACATTTTCAGCCATTGTTCTCGCTCATTATCTGGAAGTAAGCCAGCCACTCGTTAAAGTGACTGACAGGCATTTGCTCTGCTTCTTCTATGCTCATGTGAAGGCGGTCAGCCAAGGAAAGCAGATTCATCCTCGACTGATCGCTTCTCAGTTTCCCTCAGCTGCCTCTACTGACTCGATCTGTGCAAACATCTGATTAGCTATCTCACTAATTACGTTAGTTTCTTCGCCCATCAAATCAATGCGATCCTCAGCAGAAGTAAAGAGCTTGTTGCCGCCCTCGTCTTCTGCCTTCATAACGATCAAATCCACCATCGCGCCAACTGTGGTGTTGTTTAGGAAGTTGGGGTGCTTCTTCTGCAACTGGTCTAAGTCATAGCAGGTAATGCTTCTGCAATACAACTTAAACGCTCCAGATTCGTCACCCCATTCTGGCACCTGTACTTCTCGTGCCTCAACCTTTCTTCTACTGCGTAACTCTTTAGCTAATCCCATGGTTTAATCCCCTTATGCTGTTGCTTCAGTTACTGCTCCGCTGCACTGGATAGAGAAGCTGGCTTCTACCATACCATCGAAAGAACCAGTAATAGAGCGAGAAGTCACAATGCCGCCACCAGAGAAATAAGTCTCACCAGTACCAGTACCTGTTGGATAAATTTCAAAATCTACCGCAGCGCGTTCGTCAAGAACAAGTTGCTGTGCGTCAGCTTCGTCCCAGTAGCACTCGATAGTTACTGTATTGGTCTTTAGACCTTCTTTATAAGATCGTGCGGTATCGCCCATTACACTATCTTCAATGGTATCTGCTGAACCATCAAACGTGAAAGAACGAACCTCACCCACAACGGCCACAGAGCCGCCTGATGCTGCGATTTTTACTACACCTGATGCGCCTGTTTTAGTCGCCATGATTGTTACCTCTAAGTAAAGTTAAGTTGTGCCGCGAGTGTACTGGTACAAAACACGGATTGTCATAATGACCCCACCAACGGGATCAATAGAACCTTCATCGATCTCGACTCTAGTTATCTGCGTATCTAGTGCATAACCACCACGCAAACGGTCAACGTCAAGACCTTCTTCAATTGCTTCGATAATGTTGTTTCGGGCTGAATCAATAACAGACCCTTTAACGTAGCAAATAAATTCGTAGTTAATAGTAGCCATACGCTGAGTGATTGACCCACCGATGCTGCTATCTTCTCTATCCTCGTCTGCACTTCGAACAAGGATAGCAGGAAATTGTGCGCTTGATAACTTAGTAAAATCAAACGGCTCTCTCGTTACATACTTAATATCTACTGGCGTTTTAACTGCCTGAAGCGTAGCCACCAAGTTGTTTGCAATGTTCTCTCTAACGCTCATTTCAATGCCCTGAAGAATACTTCGCCAAGTTGCTTTTCTTCTCTATCGCTAAACCCAAAAAACGGTCTAGTCTTATTGTTCATTGCAGCCTTTTTAGATTCAGTGGCTCTAGTAAAGAATATCTCAGCTTTAGTGCTGCTTGCCCTTGATGTCATCGAGCTTAACATCTGACCTGTAAACTGTAGGTCTGGGTTTGTGCTTCTGCCTCTACTAGCCCTAAATGCAGCATATACGGGCGTATACTTCTTAAACTTCCCACCCTTAAAGCCAACGCCTTTACTGGTTCTAGCTTCAATAATATTAATACCGACTTGAGCAGTAATCGACAAAGCCCTTTTGACGCTTGCTGATAGCTCCTTGCCTTTCTTGCCAATACGCTTTGCAACAGCCTTGGCATTGGTATCAATCTTGACCTGCATTATCTATCTAACCGCTGGCCGACAGGCTGCTTCTCATCGTAGTCAACAGTGCCATCACCGTCTTCATCATAATCAACGCCATCTGCCAATACAGATTCTAGCTCTTCACCGTATCGCGCTTTGTAAAAGTCGATCATGTTTCCGAATCGGTCACCATCTACCCAGTTAGTCAACTGCGGCAGTGCATAACGCCATAGCACCAAATAAGCCGATACCGTGGTGAACTGCGTTGCTGTGAGCTTAGTGTTATCCATCTCACCAGATATATTCTTGCGGGGCCACCACTTAATCCGTAGCTCGCGCTGTATGTCTGCCTGTGCTTTGGGGTGTTCCAATACAAAAGACTCGATACCTAGATCGAGAATATCGGGGATTAGCTTTAATAAATCTGCGTCGCTTGAGTAAGCCATTACCATTTCACCTTATCTGCCCAGTAAGCCGCTGATGCTGTCTTATCTTTGCGGCCTCTTGCTATGTCTTTTGCAAACCTTGCCTTAAACGACCTGCGCTTGGCTTTGTCTGCTTCTGATTCGTTCTTGCGGGGCGGCTTGTTGTCTGCACCCTTCTGACCGAACCTAATTAACTTTATCTTGTCGCCTTCTTTAGCAAGTACAGCGTGGCTCTTGCTGTCATGCTTGGGGGTGCGCTTAGGCTTGTTGTAGCCTTCGAACCTTTCACCGCGATAAGTTATAGCCATGTAAACCTCGTAAGAAAGCCCCCTCCGAAGAAGGGGCAGTCAGTCTTACAGTACAGCGTCAGACAGAATCTCAACACCGAATGCATCGTCAAGCTCGGCTACGCCATATACAGCAGTAGCGTTCAACTCGAATGCGCGGAGTGACTCATCACGCTGTGGAGCAATGTTGAAGTCGCGCTTCATAGCGATCATCAGAGCTTCGGGAGCGAATACAGCACCCTTAGCATCGCCAGAACCGTCGATAGCTACGTTGGCAGACTCATATACATTGATGCCAGCGATAGTACCAACATAACCGTTACGCATTGCTTCGTTCTGCAAGTCGCCACCATTTGGGTTAGCAAAGGTGTTAGTTAGGTTAGCTTTCAACTGGTACGCTTGGAATGGGTGTACAACAGCATTGATAGTTCCAGTAACCTTGTTAGAACGCAAAGTAGCCGCGGCCTTAAATAGGTCAGCTACAGTGATCTCTGCTCCTGCGGTTCCGATAGAGCCAGAGAAACCGTCAAACAAAGCAATAAGGTCAGTATCAATCTTAGTAGCGATAGCGTTACCAAGAACAGTACCTAACTCAACAGCAGGGTTGCCGTCACCGTAAGTAGCCATGTCAGTCAATAGAACCTGTGCGCCTACCTCTCCTACAGTTACAGAAACTGAAGAAGTAGAAACAGTAGTGCTAGTCATGTCAGTGCCTTCGGTCAAGTTTGCCGCGGCAATGGCAGGGTACTTAGGAACCTGAATGGTCTTTCCTGCTTGGGCTTGGATGTTGTACTGAGTAACGAGACCCATCATTAGGGACTGCTCTTCAGCAGTGAAACGTGCTTGTGCGACGATATTTACAAAGAGATCGTCAAGAGTTGTTGAAGTTGTTGCGGCCATGATTGTATCCTCAAAAAATTAAATAGTGGTTTGGTGGTTACTTTTTCTTCATAGAGGCAAATGCTTCTTTGCCGCCATTACTCCAGTTAGCAACCATATCTGCCACAGATTGAGGCTTCTGTGTAGAGCCACCAGTGTTACCCATCGAGCCTGTGCCACCTTGTGACGCTTTGACCATGTGTGGGTTTACTGTTAAAAATTCTGATACCATTTCATTAACTGATAGCAGATCACCGCTGTCATTGTATCGCGGTACACCGTTACCGTCTAGCACCTCTACCGTTCCATCATCTGATAGTCTGGTCTGGTCTTTCAATAACTGTGATACTTGATTTGGATTGACAGCGTTATTATTAGAAGCCGCACCAAGAATCGCTCCATCTACGAGCGTCTGTTGCAACTTGCTTTTGTAACTCTGTATTTCCATATCTTTCTTTTCAACCGTTTTCTTCAGAATAGAATCAAACTCGCCACGCTCCTTCTGTCGTTCAAGTTCTGCGGCTTCACGCTTTGCCATCAAATCTTTCGCGTCATCCAGATCAATGCCTTGTATCTTCTTGTCGAACTTTCTTTGCTCTCTTGCTACGCGATCCGCAACAATTCGATCTAGTTCGTCCTGAGTAAAGGTCTTGGTTTCCTGAGTTTCTACTGCCGCTGTCTCAGTATCAGCTTCTGATGCCATGATTTCATCGCTCATGTTACGAACCTCTTATAGAGTATTGGTGAATTAACATTGTAGCATATAATTATTTCTTGGTTTTTTTCTTCTTTTTGGGTCGTCCTACTTTACTACCGTATGTACCTTTACCTTGTGGCATGATTGTCTCCTTAAAATACAGCCCTAAACCTATGGCGGCAGTTATAGCCACCACGCACAATAAATGGATTACCATCTATCTTACCAGTCCAACTACCAGACCAGATTTCTTCAATTTCTTCTTTAGTATATGTCTTGCCTACGTGCTTTCCACAAAATGCTCTAGTGACCTCATCATCTGGCCCTTGATACTTAAACTCTTTAGCACCTGACTCTAATGCAACTCTAGTGTTTACAGCCGCGTCAAACTGCATTAGGGAGTCGTGTAACTGCTGACTAGCATAACGCCCTAGATCACTGCCTACAGTGGCTCTAATCGTTGCTACGCTTGCGGCAAATGGTGTTCCTGTTAGGGTGCTTTCGTAGACCTCTTTAGCAATAACATCTAGGTACTGTTGACCTAAATCCTCAAAGCCTTTAAAAGTTAGGCTCTGTAATTGCTGAATAATACTAGCATCTAGGTTAGCAATGTCACCGTACTGCCCTAGCATGGCAATAGCCTTAGCCGCTACATCGTTATACTGTCGCACTAAGCCATCAACAACCGTTAGGTATTCTTGCTCTATAGCCTCACGTAGAACAACCCTAGCCTGTACAGCCCACTCTAAGTCAAACAACTCTCCATCTCTTAGCGGTGCAGTAGCCATGATGTCAGCTATACGATTCTCTAACTTAACTAATGCGCTTGCTAACTTTGCCTGATGTGTTTCAGCAAGCTTAATCAGTTCACGCAACTGATCAATATCTGCGGCCATTAGAACTGTCCTATGTCGCTACCAGTGCTTTCCTCTTTAGCGGCCATTAGTTCATCGCCACCTTCCACATCATCAAGACCAATCTTCTCTCTAACCTCGTTAGGAGTGACCAAACCTGCGTCAATGTGGTAGCTGTATATCTGAGTCTTGTCAGAGAAGTCACCAAGTACAGAAGCAGTCTCTTCAATCTCTACATGAACCTTAGCTAAAGCCTCATCATCAAGGATTAGATCAGCGATCTTTTTGTCTATCTCCATAGATAGGGTAGCTGACTTAACGCCAGTAGAACGCAACTGCTGAAGGAACATTAGTTCTTTATCGTAATCACGTAGGTCGAATGCATCTGGATAGAATATCTCTACATCAGGGGTAACGTCTTGCCAATCACAGAACAACAACCACAACTGCTCTTCAGCTAATTCTAGTAGATCAGCCTTTTCTGCTAATTTCGCATTGAGCATTTGGAATTCTGTCTGCATAGCCACGCCACTCATAGTCATAGCTTCTGTGCCACGTACAGCACCCATATGGCTCATGCGGTTAATAGCCTCTACCTTATCGGTTATAGATGCGCGTACAGCGTCTAGGTTCTGTCCACTAGGCTGTAGTTGATAAGGCTTTAGGCTTGCATCCATGTCATCAGGTAGATTAATGACTGCACCTGCTCCTGCACTAGCGTCTGTTTGAAATGATTTAACTAGCGTGGGGTGGTTGGATATTCGTATTAATTGCTCAATTTCTGATAGTTCTTGGTAGATAGCGCGTTGCATATAGCTTGCGTCTGCTATGTCGCTTAATCCTATACCTCTAGTAACGCTACGGTTAGCAGGTAGGAATACAGCAGGGATACGACCCAGTACGTTGTTATCAACTTCTATCTGCTTATCAAGGTCGTTAACAGAATGCCATAACTCTACGCGGTCTTTGTACCAGACGCGATAGTAAGTCTCTGTGGTCGTCTCATCTACACGTATAACAGACTCTCTGACCTTTAGGTAATCAAGTTCAAACCTACCGCTAGGGGTTCTAACGTAGTTCCAATCTAAGACGTTCTCAGGCGTAAACATAGTCACATAAGGTCTTATGTCTTGGGCTAACTCTTCTGCCTTTGTACCTGCGTTAGATTTAGGCTTGTCCATCATTACCCAAACATGACCATAGACGCTTGCCCATATCTGGCACTCACGCATAAACGCGTTAAAGCTACGACCCTCAAGGTCACAGTCATCTAGAAACGGTTCTAAGGCGACATTGTTAGCCGCACTGTTATATGCTCTAGTAGGTGGCACTCGCCATAGGAAGCTAGAATAGATATGCACGATGTTCTTTACGTGGTTATCTAGGGGTGTCAGATCAAGTCTGCGGTCGTAGTCATCACTGGTTTCTGATATATAGCGCGTTAGATATGCGCCATTAAAGTAATCTTCTCCACCCAGATAAGAGCGAACATAGAACTCCCATCGGCTCTCGTATTTATCATAGTCAGGGTGTGTTGTATCTGCGTTCAATCTCATCAAGTCCACCTAGTAGGTTGTGGTGTGTTGTATTCTGTGCGAACAGGGAACAGGTATTCTACCAAGTAACCGAGGGCATCATTCATATGATCAAACCCATCCTTATTTGGTATGCTTGTACCTTCTTTGTATGTCTGCCTTTCCAAACTCTTAATAGTCTGCTTACACTTAGGGCTAACAAACAACTTACGTTCACCATTGCTACTTAGTAAACGGCTATTCACTGCATTTATTCTATCTCTAACCAGAGCATGGGACTTCTTGGCTTTCACCGCGAACCCTGCGTTCTGTAAGATCGACAAATCTGTACGACCACCTGCGCTTGTTTTGCGCTGTCTTGATGCGGGATCAGGATAAACAATTATATAACGGTTAGGGTAACGGTCTTTAATCTCCGTAACCATCTCGTCAGTATTAGACCCATACATGACAATCTCGTCAACGGCATACAGCATCTCGCCTCTACGTACACTGATTACGGCTGACATGGGATCTAAATTGAAATCCATACCAATATGCAAAGTACCTTCATCGCTACAATCAGCGACAGATAGTTCTCTACTAAACGCATAATATATCAAACCGCTGTAGGTAACAAACTCTGCACAGTATTCTTGATTAAAAGTACGCTCATCTAGGTCTATTTTAGCCGCTTCAACCTCTGATTCAGGAACATTACCACCCTGCAGGGTTGTATATTGGAAACTCTGCCAATCATTCTCTTGGTTTAAGCCAGATGCCCACAAGTCGTAAAAGTGGTTTCTGCCTTTAGGTGTCCCGATAAATAATGCTCTTGTTGGGTTGTCGTCGCTGTGCCTGTCAGATAGTGAGGGACGTATAACTTCATACCATGCCTCTGGCCGCATATCACTAAACTCATCTAGAACACAGAAGTCAAGCGACCTTCCTCTTAAATTCTGAGCTTTCTCTGCACCCTTTAGGCTAATGATTGATCCGTTAATTAGCTTTAATGTAAGGGCTGTTTCATTTGTCTTGACGATGTACTCTTTTGGGATTGTGTCGATTAGCATAGACCAAGCAATTTCTTTGGCCGCCTGATAGGTGGGGGCTAAATACCAACAGTTTCTATTCTTTCCACCAATGGCCGCTTTGAGTAATTCACCTGTTGAAAGAAAGGTCTTGCCAAATCTGCGACCTGCCACACATACGCGAAAGCGAGAGTTAGAACAAAATATCTCACTTTGAGGCTTGGTTAATTGCATTGCTGTCTACGATAATATTGATAGGAGGGATTTCTTTTACTGGGTCAATGTACTCATCTCCCCACGATTCTCTGTCTCTTTTCTTGAGGTAAAAGATCATTGAAGTGGTATCACCCCCAACAGCTTTATCAAACAGAGCGTTAGCAACTTCTTTTATTCCTTGACTTCTTCCCCTTTTTATAGCCTCAGCAAACTCAGGAAACTCGTTCTGTCTTTCGTAGATGGTCGTGTGACTTACACCAAGGCAATCGGCTATCTGTAAGATCGTAAGCCCTCTAGAAGCCATGTCTTTAGCTTTCTTGCAGGTTAGTTCGTCTGGTATCCACTTAGGTCTGCCCATTACTGCTCTGTTCCAAATACTTCTTCTGATAAAGGTTGTGGGATTATAGGTTCTGGTGGTGGCTCATTTAACTTGGCATCGACTTCTTCACACCAGTTAATGATCTCAGCCCTGAATTGTTGCCTGTTGTACTCAGCATAGCCAAGAGTCTGAGTGATCTGATCTATCTTATCAAGCAAATCAAACCACTCTCGCTTGTAAACTTCATTGATTTTGGTTACTAATTGCAACTCCATACCTTGCTCCGTATGTAATTAGTTGCCGTATTGTACTATAAATTACTAAAAGTGTTAATTAAATTCATCTTTGGCTATAGCGCATAGGCTAATAACGCAAAAAACGATCATATATAGAATCATAAATGCCTCTCTGGTTGGTGGAGGCGCATTCTATACAGGTTAGCTTATGATCAATAATGCTATTTAATCATCTGCGTTATGCATTAAATTAATAGTCCGTCTCGACCACCAGTGGACTAATCTGGCTCAAAAGGCTAGGGGAGCCTTGGTCTATTTGTTTCTTTCTTCCCATCGTTTCTGTGCATCTTGTACTATAAAGTATGATCCCCTCATCAAATATGCAAGAATAAATATAGCTGTCACTGTTCCTAAAAAATCTATCATCTTATTGCCCTCTCTCATAACCTGCGAATGGTTCTACAGGTGTATTGTGAACTTCATCATATACCTCTTGAACTATGTCACGCAATGTTGGCTCAACTGCTAGGTAAATGTCGTCACGTAAAACCCCTGACAGTCTCTCTTCGTTAGAGCCGTTATACAGCAACTCCAGAAAGCCTCTACGGTCAATGACAGGGTAAGGTAATACATCATCCCACCATGACTCCATAACGTCTAAGAATATATAACAGAAGTGGTCTTTCCAATCGCAGTCCAGTTCTAAAATGTCACCATCCCAATCTTGCTTCATCGACAGGATGCTCTCAGCTATATTGTTTTTAACAGTGCTAATAGACATTACAACGCCCCCAGTACGTACATTTGATAACCCATCCCAACAACTACGGCAACGGATATGCCAGTAATAAAAGCCATAAACATATCTGCATCATGGTCTTCTTTTTGAGTTTTCTCAAATGCTTTTTGAGCCAAGTAACGTGCGGCTCTGTTTTGTGCGGCTATTCTTGAGTTTGATAATTTCATTGTGTTTCCCCTTTCATGATATTTCATGATAAAACATTTAATTGATTGCCCCCAGGGGGGCTGTTTAATTATTTTACAGATACATTTTGTGGAGCGTACAAACCTTCTAGGCATCTTACTTCATTGTAAACTCTGACTCGTTTCTCTGTTGTGCCAGTAACAAAGCCGCTAACCCAAGCATTAGTGTTAGCGCATTTAACCCAAACTTTTTGATTGATTTCGTATTTCATAATTTATTACCTTGTTTTATTGAATGTAGGTACATTATTACTTACATAACCCTAAATGTAAACTAATTTGTATATAATATTATGGAATAAAAAATGTGTTTCTTAGAACTTTTTCGTATATAGAACGAAAATTAAATCTCGCCTATTCGCCATTCTTGATCTTTTATTTGCTCTTTTAGATCGCGTGAAAACTGAATAACTTCTTCTCTTACCCATTTTCTTGGTGGAAGATAGGTTAACCGTTTCATTGCTCTTACCCTTCGCTCTCCGTACATATCTATCATGTATGTGCGATAACCCTCACTGACAACTGCGTCACCCATGTTCATATTGCATCGCTTGCACTGAGGTGCAACATTTTCCATAAACAGTTTAAGCCTAGAATGTCTGCGGCTGTAAAAATGCCCTCCATCCATTGTCTTGTAATGTGCAACACGGCCACAGCTAACACATTGACAAAATCCGTAGTCATCTGATGCCTTTAATCTAACTAATCTTTGTAGCAACTTTGCGGCTTTCTCGACTTCCTGTGCTACCGTAGATTTCTTCTTCTTCGCCATACTCCAACTCCAATAACATCTCGCAATAGTGAATGGCTTTCAGTATATCTTCTGCCCCATTCTTTTTTCTGGTTACGTACTTAATGACGTTTCCGCGAATATAATCCAGATCGTTTTTGTAAATAAACTCAACTGGCTGTATCGGCAACTTGTAATGACTGCCTCCTACCTGTTTATTTAATGCTTTTGACATTCTTCTTCTCCTTGCACTGTAACCTCTTCTGGACAATGTAGATCGCACCTAGCACAAATACCGTAACCACAGCCATCATCACCAAGCCAGTACTCAAGAGACTGTCCGCAATCACAGAATAGCTTGTTAAGAGTAATTGTGCCTGAGTGTAGTTTAATAACATTACTCATTTACCAACCTTTATCTTAACCCTTGAATCTTCGCCATGCTCTTTGTGATAAACCACAGCAGTCATGGAACGCTCTGCTCCGTAGCCCGAATCTGAATGCCACTGGTCTGTAGAAGTGAGACTTCCGAAATGTTCAAAATGCATTGAACCGACTTCTCTCGCTATATGGTGGTGAATATGACCTAAGTGACAGTATCTGTTTTTGCTTTGACTCCATTCATCATCAAGGTTCTTAATAACCGTTTGTAGTATTTGCTCATGCTTAATTCTATCGCCATGATGAAATACAAATAAATTATTTTCCCACTGGTAATGTATAAACTTAGAGTAGTTTTGCAACACCTCAACCCTTGGCTCGTTGTCGTAAATAATTTCCAGACAACTAGATAGGTGACAAGCCATGTCAGAATCGTGATTACCCCTGACATTAATAACCACAACTTTCTTGTGGGTTTTTAGCATCTTTTCTACAAGGATTTGAAAAAGCCTTCCTGCAAGTTTAAACGTCTTACCTATTCTAGTGTCTACGTCTACCCTTGTCCCTGCTGTGGTTTCATTCTTGCTTGAGTCTGCATGAAAAAAATCACCCACGTTTAGCAACACACCAATCTCTGCATCACCAACTCTATTGGCTAATCGCTCAGTTGAGTCTACTAATATTTTACTTGCTATCTTTACATCCCAATCATCATCATCTAGCTTAGTCTCGCTGTCAGCAAGCATCCCGAAGTGATGGTCGCCTATAATATACATCGCTAGGTAATCAGCGTTTACTTTTGCAGGTGCTTTAACTGCTTTCTTAAATCCTGTTAGATCGTCCTTAATCCCCTCTAGCATATAATTAAGGCGTTGCTGTAGGCTTTGCTTGTCTGGCTCTTGTATAACCCACTGTAAAGCTACTGAGCCGTCTTCCTTGTATGCCGTTGATATTCTCTTGGCTTGGAATCCTTCTGCTGTTTGGTGGGTTAAATCTCGATGGGGGGCTACGCCATTGGATGCGGCTATCTTTTCTAATCGAACTATCATTTTATCGACGGTTCGTCTGTCACACTTCAATTCTTTGGCGGCTTTTGTAGCGGAGCCATTTTTAATAACAGCATTGACTACTTCTTTTTGTCTTTCAGTTGTTGTAAATTCTATTAGCGTTCTGGGGTCAGCCTTAATCATTCAACTCTCCTGTTGTTTTTTCAGCTTTTGATACTCGGAATTCTCTGGCACTTCTAAGAATATTCCGTTGTCCCTCGCCCAACTATAACACTGATCCAAAAAATACACCATTTCGCCAACATCCAGATTACTTGTGTGCTTTACCTGATTCTCAATTACTGTCTTACCTACCACTATATCTTCTGTCCCTAAAAACCTTTGCTTCATCATTAGCTTCATATTATCAGGCGTAGCCGTTGGGACTTTCTCAATGAACTTTTCTGACATGGTTTTACACCAAACATGGAATAAAGCATTCTGATTTAGGCTTCTTGGGTTTGTGTAAGGCTTTAGGGTCACACATAGAGGTCGTGCATAATCCCAATCATTAACTCGTTTAATAAGAAAAGGCAACCGCTTCTCTACCTCAAGCAAGTTGCCTATCCTAATAAAATCTCCCTGACTCATACTAGCTTCCGCGTAAGCCACTTCTGAGACAGTGTCGTATTTACCTTAACTTTCTTTTTACGCAGTGTTCTACCGCAGTGACTTTTAACCAACTCATCATCTGTGCATATATCGCTACCGTTTAACCTGTACCGAATCGCTGTATCTGACAGGCCAGTTATCTCAGACAATCTTTTAATAGTGTAGTATCGACCATGTACTAAGTCTGGTTTGTTCCCTTCGTATCTTATTTGTTTTGCTTGACTAGATGCACTCACGTATTTCTCCATCGTAATAGTAACCAAATTTATTTAAGTAAAATTCCTTCATCATTTGAACCTCATCAGGATCAACCCAAGTGACATCAGCCATTTGCATCTCTAAGGTTTTGGCTCTTATGCTGTCAGGTTTATTATATTTCTTAGCAATAGGGGAACTGCCTCCCTGCTCCTGTGATCTAGATAACCAAGAGTTAACAAAGCGTTTTATTCCTGTGGGTTTTTTTCTGCGAGTTGGGTTAGCATCTAGCCAAGATTCCATCGCCATCAGTTCTTGGTATACATCAACCTTCGGGAAGGCACGTTGCCATGAAATAATATCAGTCTCTTCTGGTTGCCAGTTGTCGCCATTATTTAAAATCATTTAAGCCACCATAGATGGTTTTGCTTCCATCCCAGTTGCAGGCATCACTGCGCTTTTCTGAACCCTTGTTCTAAAAAATCCATTATGTTCAGGGTACATTTTCATGAATCTTCTGGCATAAAAAGGCGGATGATTATTTCCAACTTTAAACTCCGTAACACCGTCACCACCTACGTCACCCATGTCCCATCGTATGCGTTCAAAGATAGCCTTTACAGAGTAATTAGAATAGCCCCTGTTGATACGATCAAAAGTAAACTCTACGAATTTTTCCCAAATTTCTGGGTGTTTTTTGTGAAAGTCATCAGCTTGTTTTGCCATTTCTTCAAGTCTTGTTTTCATGTGAACCTCCTACAGTTCTATTAAATAGTAGCTTTATTCTTTTTCCATATTTTTTCTTCAATCTCAGACCGCTTTAGAGACTTCCATCCAGTAAATTCTTCATCCATATATTCCATCAAATATTCACTAAACTGATCAAATTCAAACTCCATATCTTCATATTCAAAGTCCCCATCATATTGCGTTTGTCTTTTAACTTTAAGCGTTACGCCTCCTATTTTAATTTTTTTGTATTCAATGCTGTTTGGGTCA